TAATTCACAACCAACATTGGCATCACCTTGTCTCCAATTACTAACAAAATCTCTAGCCTCGTTTGGGGGACCGTGTGTAATCAATACGTCAGTATCGTCAGGAATCATATCCCAGTATTTTTTTAATTCATCACCCAATCTAGGTAAATTAAAAGCCCAATTATAAAATTCAGGTTGCCAAGGACTACCCCAAAATTTAATTGGTCTTGAGAATTCTGAAGATTCTATGGTAAATTGACTATCTTCTAAATAAACTACATCAGATTGAGAAAGGTTTTCTTCATTCATTAAATGATAATACCAATCAAAGTCCCCTTTATGGTGAGGTTGGTGTCTATTTTCAAAAGCCCAGTCGTGGTTACCAGCGATAAAGATTTTAGAATCGAAACCTTTAACATTCATAAACCACTCAACAAATTCTTTAACCTCGTGAGGTTTACCGACGTTAGTACAATCACCCGCGTGAATTAACACATCACCTTCTGGTAATGGATTAAAATCTTCCATTATTTTGTGAAGACCGTGAGTGTCAGATATACAAACTATTCTCATAATAATAAAATATACATATTATTTTTGTCATTGCAAAAAAAAAGTCAGAATTTCTTCCGACTAATCTTTTTGGGCCAAACGGTTTTAAAACGTTTCGATTCCACCACTTTGTTTTATTAAACAAAGAAAATAAAAGGGCTGAGATTACACCATTTAACGATTGACTTTAGAGACATTATCTTTTCTTCTCTTATCCACTACCTTTTGAGTAGTACCAATCAGCGACGGTCAATTAGATTAACCAATCCTTAAGTCGTTAGATACTCTTTTAATACTCATTACTCTTCGAGGTTGCCACCCCGACTAAGTCTTGCGAACTTAGAGAACTTTCTTAAAAATCACATTGGGTTTGGACCCTTTGTGGCCGAGAACCCCTCTCGACTGTGTAGTCACCTGTCTCCAACGACTGACGAGCACTTTTCCTTGTTTTTAAGTTGTTAAACCATATTAACAATTGATTGTGGTTCCGAATTTGGAAAGTAGTGGCTCGTCTGCCAGCCAAGTTATCTTTTGAACAACTCGATACTAAACTACTCTCTGTAACATCCCTGCTACCATATTTTTGGACCCCTTCAAAACCAAACCCTTGGTAGGGTTTAATTAAGGATGATAACGACACCACTCGTACTTCACCATACCTTTCGGTTTTAAGATTCCCATCATATTGAGTCACACAATTGTAAGATTGGAGATCCTACTTCTTGTAAACTAACTCTACAGATTATTCTTATTGGTGTTCCCACCTCAACCAAACAACTCGGATTGCTTGATCATCGAACCACTTTCCCTACAGTGTTACCCTCAGTACTTAAGGTTCAACGATATTCTGTTTGCCTACTCGAGTTCCATTGCTGAAACCGCAACCTGATTTAACCAAACCAGATCACTTTATCCCACTTTCGTGGTTTATTTTATTGACCATAGGCGGCCAATATTTTTAAATCAAAGAACTATTTCTTGTTTCTTTTACAAAGATAAGAAAACTTTTTTAAAAAACAAAATATAAATGAAATTAAACTAAACTTTTTTTAAAAATATTTTTATCAACCCTTCTTTCTGGGTAATTAAAGAAAATAGATTCATTTTCAGTTAAGGAACAAACTGTTTTATATTCGGTGGACTTAACTTCTTTAGTGTAATCGATATTTATATGATGCTTCGTTATTTTATATATATTTTTAAAATATAGGTAGAATGTTGAAAATAAAAAACTTACATCACCTGGGTAATCTTTTAAAAAATCAAACTTACTTTCATTAAATGCTTCGGTATTTTTTTTATTATAAAAACCAAAATTTTTATTAATTAGGGACGACATATTGTCTTCAATGACTTTATCAATATCCTCAATTTTTAAAATTTTGTATCCCGCTCCAAATTTTTTATCGTATAGTAATTTTAAATCAGTTTTAATATCGATTATTTCATTTTTATAAATTTTATTTTTACTATATAATATTTGAGAGCTTTGGGGTATATAATGAAAATCATCACATTCTTTTAAAAAAATATCATACCGATTAATATAGTTATCAATATTATGTGTGTTGGTGTTTTTTATGAGATTTAAAATATCTTGTTTATATTTATCCTCTCCATTTTTTGTCATATTGATTAGCCAATAATAAGAAGAAAAAAATCTATCTACTGGATTTCTCACAAAAATATGAACATTATTTAAAAAATTATTAGGCTTGTTTTCTAACGATATATCAATATTTAAATGTTTAAAAAGATGAATGAATGTCATATATAATATAGTATGCCCATTCTTATAGGGAATTATAATTGATAGGTCTTTTTCTTTTATGTTTAAAATTTCCATAATAATATTTGCTGTAGTGGATGGACTCGAACCACCAAAGTGAGATTCAGTAAGTAACACTATGCCGGCCGGCTGGTGGTCTACCCCATATTACTTACCCATTTCTTTGTCACCGCCCCCGAGACAGGAGGGCACGTTTGCCAGTTTCGTCACACTACAATTTAAATAATCAATAGGGACAGTTCCTTCACTTCTGTCTTGTGTCTCCGTTGCAGTCAGCACTATTGATTTTTGATGGATGAAAAACATCTATTCTTCTTGCGGTCTTCCATCAAAGACCCATACTTTAAATAGTGGACCAGATAGGAATCGAACCTATTACCTTCACATTATGAGTGTGCCGCTCTAACCTAGTGAGCTACAAGTCCATTATCGTTTAATCTAACGATAAAATCTGATATCGTTTCTTTCAATGATTACGTGATCCCGTTTGGATTCGAACCAAAGACCCACATCTTAGAAGGATGTTGCTCTATCCAACTGAGCTACGGAACCAAAAATAACACTATCGTCTTTGAAAGTTTTTATTTAAATTTTATGCCTTACGGCTTGTTGTTATTTTACTTTCAAGTTTATCAAGTCGTGAATCCAATGTTCTATAAACATTTTGAATATCTTCTTCACGATTTCTATTCGACCTTTCGAATTCATTACCCATTATGGTATGAATTGTTTCAATTTCTTTGTTAGTTTTATTAACCTTAACAAAGGCTATAACCGCAACTACCGCAACTGCGATAACCACAACTATAGACATTCCTAAAATAAATGATAATATATCCATATTGATTTTCTCCTTTATTTTCAAAGAACGATAGTGTTGTACCTGAGGAGGGACTTGAACCCACACGGACATTACTGTCCACAAGATTTTAAGTCTTGCGTGTATACCGATTTCACCACTCAGGTATGTTTTTATTACAATGTCAAAGAACTATAAATCAAATATAACAAAAAAATATGGTATAAAAAAACCCCGAACATTTTTTAGTTTGTTCGGGGTTCGATTTAACTAAAAATTTATTTTATTTTATATGATAATCCAAGTCCTAATGTTAAATCATCACCAACAACATTACCAATTGTCCATAAATTTATGACACTACTTGGTCTTAGTGGATTGTACATTATAAGAAAATTTGGTTTATTTCCATCAATTGTTGGTTGTAATCCAAACCCAACAATTGCCTTGTCTTCTTTTACTTGTCTAAGAACGCCAAACTTCATATTATCAGATACGTTTCCTGTTCTGGTATTGACACCAGGAGGAATTGTAATTCCACCGTTTGGGCCTCCTATTTCACCATAGGGAAGACCCGCATAGAATCCCCAACCCTTTTTCATAAAACCACCCGTTATATAACCATCTGATGGACCGCCTTTTCGAGTGGCAGTTATAAACCACTCTTGTCCATTTGCTACGACTTCCACTCCCAAAAGTAACGTTAGCACTAATAAAATTTTTTTCATTTTTTTGATTTGGTTAAGGAATCCTCCTTAGCCCACTTATCTTTTAAATTTGCAACCTTCTCAATCTTTACAATTTTACCATTTAATTTGGTAATCTCGTCCGTGATTCCTTTGGTTTTGACGGCCCTGCTAGCGTAATTCTCATCTGTTACTTCAACCCATTCAATCTTTCTTTCAAGAGATTTAATCTCTTTTTTTATTTGATTGACTGACTTTCTTTCATCGGAAAGGCTTGGATCGATAGATGATGTTAATGTATTAAAAAATAACATTAACGATAATGTGATTTTATCTATCATATATTATAAATATTAATAATATAACAAACATACGAAATAAAATATTGAAAATCAATATCTTAACATAAAAAAAATATTGTACTCAGTACGGGATTCGAACCCGTATTACATCCGTGAAAGGGATGTGACCTAACCCTTAGTCGAACTGAGCAAGTAATCACTCAAATGGGTATTTGTCATAATATCACAATTGTTGCACTATACTCTGGTTAATTACTCCGTCTGTATCCAACAGCTTTATGTTGGTTTATAATTGGCTACTTTACTATAACTCACATTTTTATTTGTGATTAATTAAGAACTAACATTGCTATCAGGGTTTAAATGGTTCACAGATAAATCTGGAATCACCACCTACTGGTTTTACAGTATCTTAGTTAATTCTTTGCGGAGAGAGTAGGATTCGAACCCACGGTACCTTTCAGTACTTCGGTTTTCAAGACCGACGCGATAGACCAACTCTGCCATCTCTCCAATTGTCCCACCTGAAGTCCCAGTGAGTGGATTTTTCTTCTGTTTTCGTATTGAAAACACGAGACGGTCTTACCCGCACATAAAAGTCAAACATACTCGGTGGGATTGTTACCCCCATATTCCGAGACCCCCTCTTAAGGCCGTGGTAGGAGACAACCATAACATCTTGAAAGAACGTTACCAAACTTACTGAGTACTTCTTACTCATTGCGGACTGGACGAGACTCGAACTCGCGACCTCCTGCGTGACAGGCAGGCATTCTAACCAACTGAACTACCAATCCAAAATTGATTCTAACTCACTTAAATTGCACCATCCGAGTCACTGCTCTGGTTGACAAAGTCCTCGTTGAGTTAGTCTCAAAAAAATTACAGGTTTTTCGCACCCGTTCGTACATCATAACAAACATATCCCTATGTCTGTGGTTACATTTTCGTCATTGGGTAATTACTCCCGACTTATAGTAACTCTACCCTCACCGCTCTGATACCGCGAATCAAGACAGTTTTTTGGGATTTATAGACAGTGGGGTCACACCACCGTCGTCACCTGATTATCTTTTTGGAAAACAGAAGATGGGGGAGTGGACATCTGTTTTTATGATTGGCGTTTCTCGCTTATTTGCTAGCCCCGTTAAATCCCAATCAACCAATATACTATTTTCTTCTCCTTTGTCTTAAAGCCGAACCAGCAAGAGTTTTCGTAGTTCTACTCGATTTCTTACTACTTAAAGCTTTACTAGCCCTTTTTGCCACTCTTCTCGATGTTCTAGCCATAGTCCAAAGTTTTAGTTGCGAGAGAGGGAATCGAACCCCCGACCTAAAGGTTATGAGCCTTCCGAGCTACCGCTGCTCTATCTCGCGATGTTTGTTATACAAAGATATGAAATAATTTCGAATATACAAAAATATCTCAAATCTTTTTGTTGTCCCTCAAGGATTCGAACCTCAACTAGATGTGCCAAATACACCTGTACTACCGTTATACCAAAGGACATTATGTACCCAAGGTCGGACTCGAACCGACACGTCTTTCGACACGGCTTCTAAGACCGCTGTGTATACCATTCCACCACTCGGGTATTGTCGCGTTGATGATAGGACTCGAACCTATAGTCGTTCGGTTAACAGCCGAAAGCTTCACCATTAAGCTACATCAACAACTGTAGAGTAGACAGGGGTCGAACCTGCACGCACTTGCTCCCAAAGCAAGGGACCTACCTATTGGTCAACTACTCTAAAACAAAAAACCTCGAGATTTTTACGTCCCGAGGTTTTCTAATATTTTAAGTTAAATTAAATTAACCGACATCAGTATCATCGAGACATATGGACATAGGTAGCTCATTCCAATTAGGTTGGTTTGAAAATGACATTGTATGTGTTAATTGTCTCATTGAATTTAGTTTTATCTTTTTCTTTTACAAAGATACTAATAAATACGTATATAATCAAGAAAAGTTAAAATAAAATAAAAATAACTTTTTAATGACGTATGTCATTATCTAGATATTTATAAATGGACAAAATAAATAAATGTATTCTTAAAGATAAGTTACTCCTCACATAATGGTTTAACTGTGTTTTTAGGGTACAAACTAAACTAAAAACAAATGGAAAAAGTTAGATCAATTACCCTTGCCGTTAGGGACAGATTTATTCAAGGTTTTTTGATTTTCGCAATGGTGTTTATCGTTGTGGCTTTACTTACCCAAGTAACCGCAGTGATTTTACAAGTTTCGGGAAATGAGGAAATTCTTGGTAGATGGGCAAACAATGTCGAGCACAGAATCGACGGAACATTCAAAAATGATCCAAATAACATTATGTATAACGCAGATGAACACATCTGGGTTGAAAGTGTTGTTAATAACGTAAAAATCGGAAAACTTGCTGGTAACAGGAATTTAGAGTTTGGAGTTAAGAATATGTTGGAGGAATACCTTCAGGAGAAAAACTACGACTTAACACCAAGCGCACCAAACAAGTTAAAGGTTGAAATCGTTTACTTAGATGTATTAACAACTAAGAAAAACATATCTGTCTTTCACAAAAACGAAGAAGAGGTTGTTATCAGAATGAAAGGTATCCTTTATAAGGATGGTAAAAAAGAAAAAGAAATTATTGTAGAGGAGAGTTCATCTGAAATTTCAATGTCAACTCTTATTGTGGACGAAGGTGGTCAATTTAATCAAACATCGTTGAGCAATGCTCTTAAAAAGACTTGCGATAAGTTAGTTACTAAAATTTTACAATAATAATGAAAAAACTATTAACACTTATTGGGATATTAACAATATCCCTTTCGTCATTTGCACAATTAACAATTAATCAAACAATTGTTAGTAAACCAACATATAAAGTTGGGGACACTATACAGGTAAAATATACAACCGCTAAGGGTTCTACAACACCTCGTTATTTTTGGTTAAGATATCAATTTAATAATAAAGCATTGGCTTACGTTAGTACCACTTGGTCTCAAGGTAGTTCAGTTCAAACGTTTTATACTACTTGGAGTAACTATAAGTTTACCCCAAATTCAACTAAACCAACCACTAGTTTATATGAACAATATCAGGCTTCCCCTTGGTCATATGTTGCAAATTCAGATTGGAATGTGGGTCAATTAACGGTTCAAAGAACGGACTCATCTATTGATGGGGATATTGCAACTCAAAAATATGTAATTAAAGATTTGGGGGCGTATACCGATATTCATAAATTAGATTTATCCTATTCATACGATGCAACTGGTGCTAACATTTCACCAATTTCAACAACCACAGGTTTAGTATCATTAACTAACGTTATTGGAAACACGTCGCAATTTAAAGTAAGAGTATTGTTTCCAAGTGGATATGACATTACGGCTCATAGTGTTTCGTTAATACCATTAACAACCACAGGAGATGTTAACTGGACCGCACAATCAATCGCATCTAAATCTTTAGATGCAAGTGGTGAAGCGATATTCACTACCCAGGTTAAGGTTGGGGATTCATTTGCGGTATTTGTAAATGCCGCAACTCAAAAAACATTTATGAATAATATCGTAACAGTATCTGACGCATATAAGGCGTTTTTGGGTATTTCACAAACAGATATTAGCGGTACCGCAAATTATTTTACATATCCAATATTAGAAAAGAAAATTGGTTTAATAACTAAAAACAAAACAACTTTTAGTGAGAGTGATTCTTATTATTTATTTTCTCACGTAATGGGTGTTGATGTATCTGCGAACGCAATGATTCCATCAAACGCCGCACCTGTAAATGGAGTGGTTAATTTTAAATGGATGACAGGGTTACTAAACCAAAGTTGGTTAGATGGTACTCCAACATATAAAACAACGGTTACCTCACCAATACAAGCTGTGGATATGGTTTATACTTGGGGTGGCGATTTGGATTATTCACATTCATCTTCACCTACTGAGATTGCAACTAGAATATCTTCTGGTAATTACGCAAATTCAGTAAACCCTGGTTCTTCCGTTGGTTCTACGAATAGAACAATGGCTTTAAATTCTACTATGTCATATACAGCACCAACATTGGAAACTGCCAAATTAAGTGTTACATCTACATTAGAAAATGGTAAAGTGGTATTAACAACCACATTAACTAAATCAGATTTAGCTGGTCTACAAGTTATTATGAATTATGATAATTCAAAATTAACATTAGATGAAGTAAAATTTGATGCGGGTAGCACTATTACCAACTTTACAACACACGATAATGGTAGATTAACATTTGGATCTATTGACCAAACAAAAACAGCTAGAATAAAAGTTGGTATTCCTTATAAATTAATTTTTACACCAAAAACAACATTAAGTAATACTGCAGGTTTATTCTATTTTGTTTTATCTGACGCGGTTGACGCAAAGGGTAATAAAATTAACTTGATAGTTGAATAGTTTTGAAAAAAATAATAACAATATTACTACTAACACTTTGCTCGTTTGTAACGAATGGGCAAAGTGTTTCTGCACCAGACTCTAAGTCTTTTTTACAATCCACTAGTGCACAAGATGCTAGTGGTTTTGTTTTAAGTGGGTTTAATTCAACAGCCACACTGTTAGCGTCAATTAGTTTAGTTAATCCTCCATCAGGGACAACATTTGTATTAAACACTACAACCGGATTAACAGCGGCAAGTGGATTTACTTTAAGTGGTAATAAAACTCGTTTGGTGGTAACGGGTACAATGGCAAGTATCAATACGGCACTAACATCCCTAAAAGTAAATACAGGTTCAGTAAGAGGTAATATTGCTTTATCGGTAGCAGCAACTATAAACCCAACGGGATATTATTACAATGGTGTAAACGGACACTTTTATAGACCAATAACAACCGGTGCAACTTATACGGCGGCGAGAGCGGCTTCTCTATTAACAACATTCAAAGGTCAAACTGGATATTTGGTAACAATTACTTCAGCAGATGAAGATGCATTTATTTTTGCAAATGTACCCCAATCAAATATCTGGTTTGCATTAACGGATGAAGCAAGTGAAGCAAGATGGACAATAGATGCTGGACCTGAAAAGGGAACTTTAATTAAAATCAACAATGGCCAATTAAATGGTAACATTTCTGGTCAATACAACAACTGGGCACCTGGTGAACCAAATGATAGTGGTAATGAGGACTACGCGGTAACCAAATGGAATGGTTCACAATGGAATGATTTACCAAATCATTTTGCAAATCCTTATGTAATTGAATATGGAACTTGGTCTAATCCCGATGATGCAACATTTACTGAATTTTATACCAATAGTGTATCTCATTCAAATGGTGAAGTATTAACCGCTAAATTTAATTTTGACTTTGGTGGTAATGTGGATGAAACTAAATTTTCAGCAAAGGCGAACAGATATGTAAATAATCTATGGAGTACAACAACTAACACATCAAGAGCTATAAGTGGTTTAGGTAAAGTTGATTTAACAAATGATTTAGATACCGCAAAAGTAAGTGGTGTTGGTACTAAAGCATCAACAACGGCAGGACAAGTTGAATGGGCAATAATAAATCCATATGACGCAAATTTAGGTGGTCATCAATTGTTAATAGACGAAAGAGAATTTGATGGAACAGGAGTATCTCCAAGTGATATAACATCAGTTAAATTATTTGATATATACGATGGACCGGTTAGTATTCATAGTGTAAGTGGGTTTTGGAAAACTTATATAATGCCCGGTAATTTGACAACTAAGATAACATCATCCACATTTCAGGCACAATTAAGATTACAAGATGGTTGGTACGGAACAAGAGCAGAATTTACTTTCTCACCAATTCAAAGTTATAAACAACACGGAATTGATATAATTGCAAACTCACAAAGTGAGTTAAACACATTATATAGTAGTGTTGTAACCGTAACAGATGTTTATTTAGCATTTAAGGAATTAGCTAATGGTGGATTATTTGGAAATGAAAGTGGAAATGAATTTACAAATGGTATTCAATTTTTGAACGCGGATGTAGATGGTAATGGTATATTCAATGAAGGAGATACATATAAACTATTACAACATTTGACAGGAGTTCAACCACTTACAGAATATTCAGCATTGACATATTTGATGAAACTTTATAGTAAATCAGATTACGATGGAATTACTAAATCTAATTGGAATACAAAATTTAATTCAACAAGAAGTTTATTTCCGTTTAGTTTAAACACAGGTACACTTAATAATACATACAATGTAAATGTAACTTGGAAAGGTGATGTAAACCTATCTCATTCCGCACAACAAAGTGCAACCGGTGTTGTAGGTAATTCTATTAGAACTATGAGTTTGAGTACTAATTCAGTTTCTAATCAAATTAACGCATATCTAATGGGTGAAAACATTGGAGGTAAATTAATAGTAACAATATTAGTAGACCCATTACAACAAGAGGTGGTTGGTACTCAATTCAACTTGAATTATGATAACACGTTATTAAAGTTAGAAAAGATAGAATTTACAACTAAAGGTAACCCAACCAATTTTGGAACCGATAGAGGTTCATATATAACGTTGGGTTCATTAATAACCGATGGTTCAAATACATTAGATAAAACAACAGAATATAAAATAACATTTGTACCAAAAATTGGATTAACTGGAATATTAGGGTTGACTTCAATATCAACAACTGATGCAGTTAATAAAAATGGAACACAATTAAAAGTAAAAGTAAACTAATGAAAATACTAATAATAATTCTGTTACTAATTTCAACAACATTTGTTACAAACGCACAAATTGTAAAACCTGATACGTTACAATTATCACCAAAAGAATTGTTTGGAGAAAGTGATGATTGGAACGATGTGGGTATATTACAATCGTATGTTAATTTTTCAAAAGATGTTCTATCATCATCAAACCTTTCAGTTGGTATAATAGGAAAGCAAGTGTCAACCACTCTTAATTTAGGTTACAATAAATCATCTATGAATGGTCAATGGGGACATACGTTCGCGGCGTCAATAAATCCTATATGGAATTATTATGGTGTGGGTTATGGTCTTAGTAGAAACACAGAAAAAAGAACAACCACATTGCAAACATTCTATTCTACAGATTTTGATTTCCAAAAAGATGTTACACTATCGTTTATTGATGTGTTTAGAACTAAAAAGTTTGGAACATTTGGTTATAGTGTAATTGCATCAAAATCTTTTTGGGGAACATATGAAGGTCAATGGGAAGGAAAATATACGGTAGATGAAAATGGTGATTTTAAAGATTTAATATATCCAATGGTACCAGCATCAAGTGAAATAAGTTATAGAGGTATGGTGATGTACACATACACATTGAAAACAAAGAGAGTAAACATATCACCACAAATATTTGCAATGAGTGATGTATATAAAGTATTTAAAGATGGTACAGAATCGGATTTATCATATATAGACGATTTCAATTTGGACTTATATTATGGAACATCTATGGATTGGAAGATAACTAAAAGGTTCATATTAAACACTAACATCAGATATAACACAACTTGGGATAAGTTGTCAGAATCCGTAGGATATAAAAAGGCTAACCCAATCCTATTTATGATAGGAACAAACTTTCAATTTTAATGAAAAAACTAATATTGATATCGTTGATTTTTTTGGTTGGGTGTACTAAACCTGAATTACCAATACCAGAGATTAATATCAAAGAAAGGGTATTTGACGTATCCGAAAGTAGTGTAATAAATGGTCAATCTATTTACTTTGATTTACCATCCACGGGTGTTTACACCTTAACTATGACCGATAAAGAAAGTGGACAAGTAATTAGTCGAGAAAGATTTAATGGACAAATTGGTGAAAATATAAAGAAGATTTACACAAATTCAATACAATCCCAATATTTATATTTAACAATAGAGGACGTTACAAAAAATGAAATAAAAAAAACAATAATAGTATTAAAAAAGTAAAAAGGACAAAATGAAAAAAATATTAATTGTATCGATGGGGTTGATTATTCTTGGTGGATGTACTAAGGATGATTTTGTACCTGAAGTTAAACAAATAAAACCAGAATTGGCTATTACTTCATTATCGGGTATTAAGTTAGAAACCTCATTTGTGACTTCAGAAGTTGCTATGAATGTTAAACTTGTGTCCGCAGGTACTGTAACCATTAAAATTACAGATATATCAAATAGAGTGGTCTCTAAAGAACAGGTAGAGGTTAAATCAGGTGATAATATATTAAAAATATACACATCGGCACTACCCCCATCAGCATATAGAGTTGGTCTTTATGATTCTAATAACAATTTATTAGGAATTACAGATTTCAATAAAATTCAATAAATAAAATAAATAAATTAAAAAACAAATATTATGGCAGACAGAAACGGAGACGGAATAGTTTATCATCGCTCAGATTGTGGAGATAACTACGTAAGATTTTATGGGTTTGGTGGAGACGGTCCTTGTTCAACGTGTGAAACGTGGGGACTTACCGATAAAGCAATAAGGTACATACACGATCATCCTGAAATAAATCATAGACTTGAAGATGTCGTGGGTGGAGAGTGGGATGATAAAGTTGTTCCAATTTTTAAAGAAGCTTATGAAGAAGTAAAAGAAGGTGTAATAGACGCATACAACTGGGCGGATGCAAATGCTTGTAATATAGGTGTAACAGCCGCAATCTCAGCAGGAATTGTTTATGCCTTCACACCAGAACCAGCAAATCCAGCGGCGGTAGCAACATCAACAACTCTATCGGTAATGGCATCAACTATTACTAGTATGGCGGTTAAAGTTGCTGTAGTTGGAGAAATGAGTGAAATAATAAAAGATGCGTTTTTACTAATGCCATATGTTAGTGATAGTATTGACCACACATTATTAAAAAATATAATTTCAAATTGTTTAGCTAAGAGTTTAGATTCTGCGGCGTTATGGGCAACACCAGCTGGAGTTGGTATTGCAATTGGGTCAGCATTTGCACCTGTGATAGCAGATTTAATATGTAAAAAAACTTGTCCTGAAGGATTTACTAAAGCGTTTGGTGCATAATATAAAACAATTAGGAATAACAGACTTTAATAAAATAAACTAAAAAATTAAAAAAAATACAATGTCAGAAGAAGTAGAACAATCAGAAGGAACTTGGTCAGGTTTAAAAAAGACAATAATTGGGGTTGCGGGAACATTAGTAACCGCAGGTGGAGTATGGTTATCAACACTTTTAGGTGGTGACAAAGCAGAACCCGCTCCAGTACAAGCTGCACCAGTAATTAATATTACAAATTCACAAACTCAACAACAAGCTGCAGGTGGTGGTAAAACTGTTATCATTAAAGAAAAAGAAACAGTTAAAGAACCCGCTAAGCCCGTTAAAAAGAAAGACGGTGACGAATTTAAAGAGGAAGCACCTAAGTGGTAATATATTACCAAATAGGAACGATATTATTCTTTATGGGATTAATATCATTCTTAATAAAATGTAGTTTTAAATTAAAAAAAGATGAGTGAAAAACAACAACCACCAAGTGGTTTTAAGGATTTATTAAGTAATATGATGGCCAGAAGATGGTACATCACCGCATTGGTATTGGGTGGTTTTATGTTTATAATAGGAGGAATGTTCTTCGCTATATTAAATAAATCAGCAATTGAAGGAGAATGGAAAGAACTTCTATTATTGTTATTGGGGGCATTCATTGGTAGTTATGGTAAAATCATTGACTATTGGTTTAGTGATACGGATAAGGATAAGATGTTAGTTCAAAAAATGGACGAGGAAGATGGTACATCATTAAGCAATACCGCTGATTTACCACCAACTCCACCAAACAACACTCCAATCATACCTGAAGCGTTTCAAAACGCTATTGAAAACTCAAAAATAGAAAAGGTAAACGATACGTTTGAACAAGTACCAACCACAAAACCAAGAACAGGTATTGAAGTTGATGAAGATGGTGATGGTATAATGGATGGTATTGATTTCGATGGTGATGGTAAAATCGATATGTATTTCGCACACAGACAATGTGAACACGTTTGGGGTGACTTAGATGGTGATGGAACTGAAGAATGCTTAAAATGTGGTAAGGTTAAAGACGAAATGGCCGAAATACACATAGAAGGATAATAAACACAAAAAACACAAAAAACACAAATTATGGGATTTTTAAAAGAATTATTTAACGACAGCAACACAATTAACGAAAAGTCAGTTGTGGGATTTTCATCATTTATCTGTATGGTTATCGCTTTAGCGGTTGATCTTATTACGGGATATTTTGGAAAACCATTAGTAATCAACGAATTTATATTCAACGGATTCTTAGTAATAACACTAGGTGCCTTTGGTATTGCATCGGTTGATAAGTACATAAATAACAAACACAACAAACCAGACGAAGAAACTGAAGAAGTTGAAAATGAAGGTTAAAAAAGGGGGAGTTTTACTCCCCTTTTTGTATTTATAAATAAGATAAAAAATTATGAAAAAAATATTAATATTATTGGTTTGTGTGTTGATTGGGTTTACCTCCAACTCCCAAACTATAGGTAAAACTCAAACAGAACAATATAAAGCATCATTTGAAACGGCTATGGATATATCTAAATTTTTAGATTATGATGGTCCACAAATACCTATTCAAATATTAAAGGCTGGTATTTCAGACGAGATGTATGAGATGTATCCAGAACTTAAAGAAAAACGTGTTGGTTTAGGTGTTGCAAATATTTCTATGGAATATCTTGAAAACCTAAATAGATTCAAATTTACCGAGGATAAGACAGAAATTAAGAATAGAATGGTTAAACAATTCCAAGCATCTCAATCAGGAATTTCTGAAAATAAATTAGACGGTAGAGGTAAAATTAATTTAGCGGAATATTTTGTAACTATCGAATGTTATGATTATTCAGTATCTGAAGATGAAACAATTAACATACAAAACGGTGTGAAAAATTTAATGGTTACTCGTATTGGTTTACAGGTTAGATTTACAAATGCGGAAACTGGTGTTGTATTTGGAGCATCAGGATTAGGTGAGGCCAAAACAACAAGAGAATTAACGTTATTATCAGATGCAACCGTAGATGAAATGAAGTTCAATCAATCAACAATATCAATTGCAACTAAAAAAGCTTTAGATATTGCTTGTGCTAGAATATTAGATAGAATGATTAAAAAACAAATATTTTTAAAATAATGTCACAAGAAGTTATAGATGTACCACAATCAATAAATTGTGAAAATTGTAATCCTTGTATTAGACTGAGATTAATGGAATTAGGTTTTATACAGGGTCAAGAAATTGAAGTTGGTGGTGAAAAATTAGGACTTCATATTGTACATCTTTTATCCAATAATGGTACTATTTCACAAACAATCGCACTAAGAAAAGAAGAATTAGGTAGAATCTGCCTAAAAGAAAAAAAATGAAAAAATGTTATATCCTATTTTTATTCTTTTTATTCCTACTATCATTTCAAAACGTAAATGGTCAGTCTGTCGTTACACAAACTTTTATTGATAAATGTAGTGGAGAAGTAAAATTTGCAACTACCACATATATTAATGGACAGGCGGTCATAAGTTTTTATAATCAAATTAAAACATTCACACAAGCAGAAGTTAATGCTGGAGTTGCTCAAATTTGGTTATTATCCGTTAAGACATCTTATGAAGCAATAACCTGTCCAGTGAATAATCCAGTAGTAACACAAACCGTACAACAAACAGTAAGTCAAGCTGCAGCCGCAGCAGCGGCCGCCGCCGCAAGTTCTGCAGCGTCCTCAGCCGCATCCTCGGCAGCAAGTTCTGCGGCATCTTCATCAGCATCATCCGCGGCAAGTAGTAGTGCAAGTTCTGCAGCTGCAAGTTCTGCGTCAACCCCACCAAGTACTGGGTCATCAGCACCACCAAGTGGTGGAAGTAGTAACTCGTCATCAAGTGGAAGTAGTTCATCCTCATCAAGTGGAGGATCATCTGAATCTAAAACAGAAACTAAAACTGAATCAAAATCGGAAAGTAGTTCAGAATCAAAAAGTGAATCAAAGTCAGAGAGTAAAAGTGAAGAAAAGAAAGAAGAATCTAAATCCGAATCTAAAGAAGAAAATAAGGAAGAGAAAAAATCTGACGAAAAGAAAGAAGAAAAGAAGGAAGAGAAAAAAGAAGAAAAAAAGAAACAACAAAATATGAACCCGATGCTTTTAGCGTCAGATTTAACAAGTGCACAATCTATAGATGGAAGATATAGTGTAATGTTATCTATGGGTGTAAGTAAAACATCTATGGCAGGAGATAAGTCATTTGGTGTTAGTGGAATTGTATGGTCAACATTAGATCAGTATGTTGTTTCATCAAGTTATACCAAAATGGATTTTAGTAATGGTAAATTGAATGCAATTCACTCGTATGGTGCGTCGGTAGCATATTTGAAAGGTACTTGGATGACTCTTACAACATATACATTTATAAAACCAGATCCTAAAATTGGTACCTATGGTGTTAACGTTGGCGGAATTGGTTTATTAACTGAAAATTTAGAAGGTAAACGAGATATTAGTATTTCAACATCTTTAGTTGGTTTTTGGACTAAACCATTTCAATATAGTAAAAAATTAACATTATCCCCACAGGTTTTTGTAATGTCATCACCAATAAGTTATCAACCATCTGTAGGTTCAACTAATATTAATAGAACTATTGGGTTTTTGATTGGTAGTAGTTTTGATTATAAAATTTCAAAACGTTTTGGTTTTAGTTTTAATTATAAGGCAAATTTCAGTACTGATCCAGGTTCTCAATTATTACACAATTTCTTGGTTGGGTCGAGGGTAATACTTTAATATGTTCCAAAAATAAAATCCCCAGTAGAAACCGGGGATTTTTTGGGACAAAATAAATAAATGTATCTTACGATAATCTATTAATCTATAAATAAAATTATAATTAATCTAAATTAAAAAGTCAAGTCTTTTTTTAAAGAAACAATTTCTGAACAAGTTTCATAGTCTTCCATATTTTCAAAATATGGCATTACGTCCCTTGTAAGGATGATAGTTTCATCTCTTTTAAAGGTAAATTCCGTATCCCAATCAAGACCCCTAATTTTAGCCGATATTTGTAGGTTAAGACTTTTTTTCCTACCGTTCTTAAATTCACCAAATAACTCAATAATTGATTTGTAAATTTCGGTTTTGTTTTCGTCATAAAAATCTGTAAAATCGTTATACCTTCCTTCGAAAGATAGTTCTTTAAACACATTTGAACTTTTTTTGGATTTAATTTGCATATGGGTTGGTTTAGTAAGTTTATTTGGTAAAATTAGGTAAATTTATTTAACTGCAAAATTAATTTTACTTATTTTTTAATTCTTTTCCACCTCGCCTCTCGTGCCTCCGGACTCAACATAAAGACCTCCTCAATTCTATGTGGTATTTCATTTCTACCACAACTTTCAGTTAACTTACAATTCTTCAAATAATTGTTAATATAACCCATCATATTATGACTACCAATTGGGTTTGCTGAATGTACGTATATTGGAGGTAAAGGAATGTTAATGTCCATACTAAGATTGACTAAAAATTTACAACAATCATATCCAGTTTTTTCTTCTATGTTTTCGTAATTGAGTTTGTAATTGTCTTTTACGTTATTATAGTATTCAATCATTGCACTCTCACCTAAGTCGTGATCCAAAGATATCCTCCCAACGTTATCTAATCCGTGTGTTTCAATTAAAGATACAAACTGATAGTAGTCCCTGGCAACTATCCAACCATCTTCTAATGGGGTCCTTACGTCGTCTAGATATATGTTAATTTTATTGTTCATTCTTAAATGGTTTTGAATATTTTGGTTTAACAGATTTCCAGATTATTTCGTCTACTTTGGAATAATTTTTATCCCACATTGAAAATAGTATCGGTCTTAAAATTTCTTCTTGTTTCATTGCAAATTCAGCAAATTCTTTTTTAGATGGTTCTGAGTCCTTGTCATTAAATTTACCATATCTAAAACCATCGTGTAATTTACCTGCTCGTTCTCTTAATTGAAAACATCCATATCTTAAATCTCTAACGGTGGTTTTTACCCACTCATTAAATTCATCTGGAACTTTTTCTAGTAATTCATCAAATGGTTTATTATCTTTCAGATATTCCCATATATCTTTATTTGATATATTTGTAATAATTCTATGTAACCTAACATATTCCTCTCCCTTAATTTTGATTCTACTAATTGGTTTAGTGTTAAATCTTAACACATATCCTTCATTGTCGTTTGATATATTATTTTTTAGTGATTCAATATCATCACCTAAATTATATGATTTAACAAGTTCAAACCCGCACCCACGAATTAGACCATCACTATGTTCTAATGGCATTTCAAAATCATCAATCATAGTATGAACAATACCAAGTAAGATTAATTTTTCTTCGGGGCCGTAATTAACAACTATTCTATTTTCTGGATATATTATTTCAAATAGATATGTGTATCCAGGATGTAAAGAATCTATATTATACTTTTTTAAAATTTCAGCACCTTTAATCGCTTGTTCTGATGTGAACGATCCTCTCGAAGCAAAAACCCAATCACCTTTTGTTTTTGGGGTTGGTTCATAGTATGGGTTATCATAATCAGGTAAATTGTTTGAATCAAAGAACCTTTCCATACCAGTTTCATAGTTGTTATTAAACCATATGTTATATCTTTTTTCGTCGGTTAATTCTTCTTCATAATAAAAAAGTATACCTAACGATCCATCCATTTTCTCATAAACTTTAAATTCACCACTAGGTGGTGAATCCATTTCTTCTAAGTTAAAGAATTTTTTAAATGGTCTCGCAACTATTTGACCTTTTGAATCGGTAACCAATCCACGACACTGCATAGTAATGTCATCCCATAGTTTTTCATATTGAACTTTTTGGGAATAATTCCAAATAGTTAAATCTTTAGTTGGGTGAGTTTGTTTTATTAACAAACCATCTGCGTAATATTTTTCTAATTTTTCTAACACAACTCTTTATTAAAGGTTTGTTTCTTTTTTGGTTTGGGTGAACAGTATTAATAAACGAACTAATAAATTGACTCATTTTAGAGTTTAATTTCAAATCTATTTTTCATTTGTTCCAATTTTTCGTCTGGAACACTGTGGACGTTTTTACTTTCGTGTCTATTTTCTACAATAACAGTATGTACTCTGTATTTGTATCTTTCCGCCATTTGATAGTATGTGTCCATTTCCCATTTTTCGGTGAAAGTATTTGCAATAACAATTCTAGAAATTTCTAATTTCATTCTTTCGGCACATTTTTGTTGACAATCGTTATGTGCTTGTTTTAATTTAGTTGCATCAAAATTATAATTTCCTTTATCATCCATAAAGAAATTATCCGCAGATAGTACATCGGGGGTATTAGACCCTGGACAGTGTAGAATTATATCACCTAACGATGATTTGCCACTTCCAGGTAATCCTCTTAATAATATTAAGTCACCAGTATATTCTTTGTCCTCCATATTCATACTTTATTAATAAATAGAAATGGGTTGGGAAAAATCTCTCCCAACCCATATTTGGTTACTTAACCTCTTCTTTTTTAGAAGAGTCAGTAGGAGTTGCCACTACAGTAGAGTCAATTGCGTTAACCGCAGCTGAATCAACATTAACCGATGTTGAGTCTGTTTGTTCAGTTGTGGTAGACCCTGTACCACACGCAGTTAATGCTACAATAGCAGAAAGTGCGAAAACGAATATATATTTCTTCATAAGTGTAAATATACGAAGAAATAATGATTATACCAAATTTAGCAATAAAAAACCCCAACGATGTGTCGGGGTTTTAAGGTCTTTCGGTGGGTTCAACCCCACTTACTTATGAAAAAAAACGAAAAGGTAATCGACAAAGAGAACCTCCAAGAATATAAATATATATGCTTTATGTAAAAAGTCAACTATTTACAATAATTTTTTTACAATCGTTAGTTTTTCAGCCTTATACTTTAAAGTAATATTCTCATTTTCTTTAATATTTCCTCGTAATATTTCTTCACTTAGGAAATCTTCACATAAATTTTGAATGATACGTTTTAAAGGTCTTGCACCATATTCCTCTTGGGTGTTTAATTCATAAATTCTATCAATTACAGATTTATCAAAAGTAATCTTATAACCCTTATCGGTTAATCTATTATTTAATTTACCAACCTCAATTTGAATAATCTTTTTAAGAGTTTCTTCGTTAAGTGCGTTAAATAAAATAATATCATCAATACGATTTAGGAATTCAGGATTAAATTGTTGTTTTAATGCCTTTTGTATGATTGATCTTTTAACCTCAGATTTTTGTTGTTCGCTCGATACAGTGGTAAATCCAACCCCACCCCCAAAATCAGAAACACGCTTTGCTCCAACGTTAGAAGTCATAATAATGATTGTGTTGGTGAAGTTTACTTTTCTACCAAATGAATCGGTTAAATGTCCCTCATCTAAAATTTGTAATAAAATATTGAATACATCTTTATGTGCTTTCTCAATTTCATCAAATAAAATCACAGAGAAGGGGTTATTTTTAACTTTCTCAGTCAATTGACCTCCTTCATCATATCCAACATAACCTGGAGGAGAACCAATTAGTTTTGATACATTGTGTTTTTCCATAAACTCACTCATATCAACTCGAATTATTTTTTCGGGATCACCAAACAATAACTCAGCAATTGATTTAGCTAAGAATGTTTTACCAACACCCGTGGAACCAATAAAAATAAATGAACCAATTGGTTTATTTGCTTCTTTAATACCCACACGGTTTCTTCTGATTGATTTAGAGATAGTTGCAATTGCGTCATCTTGTCCGATTACCTTAGCAGATAAAAGAGATTCCATTTTTAAAAGTTTCTCAGTTTCTTTAGAGTCTAATTTAGTAATTGGAACACCTGTCATATCTGATATAATATTATAAACATCATCAACAGTAACTGGTGTTTTATTTTCTTTTAAACTATCTGACCATTTTTGTTTCTCATCTTCAAGTTTAGTGATTAACTTTCTTTCCTCATCCCTTAATTTTGCGGCTTGTTCATAATTTTGACTCTTAACCACTTGAATCTTTTTTTCTTTAATTTCATCAACTGATTTTTTCAATTTCTCAATTGACTCTGGTATTCTACTACTTACTCTTTTTTCCGAACCCAATTCATCTAATACATCAATAGCTTTATCTGGAAATTGTCTATCTGTAATGTATCTATTTGAAAGTTTGACAACTGTTTCAATAACATTATCTTCATATTGTACCTTATGAAACGTTTCGTATGATGATTTAAGATTTTTTAATATCTCAATTGTTTCAGATTGATTTGGTTCCTTTAGAATGATTTTTTGAAATCTCCTTACAAGTGCCGAATCTTTTTCTAAATGTTTCTTATATTCATCAAAAGTAGTTGCTCCAATACATTGAATCTCACCTCTTGCAAGTGCTGGTTTTAATATGTTAGCAGCATCCATTGCACCACTAGCATTTCCCGCTCCAACCATTGTATGTAATTCATCAATAAAAACCACAACGTTAGTTACTTGTTGTAACTCATTTAAAATCGCCTTAATCCTTTCTTCAAATTGTCCACGATATTTTGTACCCGCAACAAGTGAAGTTAAATCAAGGGAAACGACTCTCTTATCCAAAAGATTGGTGGGACATTCACCCTTATAAATCATTAAAGCCAATTTTTCAACTAACGCAGTTTTACCCACACCAGCGTCTCCCACGATAACTGCATTATTTTTTTTCTTACGGGACAGAATCTGTGCAATTCTTTTCACTTCTTTATCTCGACCAATTACTGGGTCAATTTTACCTTCTTCCGCAATCTTAGTTAGGTCCCTTGAGAAATTATCTAAAATTGGTGTTTCTGAACCTTTACGAACTTTCCTTGGGTTAGTTTGTGGTCCTTCTTCAAAAAAATCTACAGCCATATTAATAAGTTTTATTTTGTACAAATGTAACATAAATTATTCTAAAAACAAAATTAAGACAAAATGTCTAAAAAAATGTCTAACAAATGTCTAAATGTCACTTTTAGACATTTGGCAAATAAATTGTACAAAAGTACAAAAACAATATTATTATGATAACATTATTTAAAGACCCGTTCTTCAACACATTGGATAATGTGTTTGAACAATCGAGAGTAGGAACCTCTCCACAAATAAACGTTACTAAAAACGAAATGGAGTATAAGGTTCTTATGGGTGTTCCTGGTTTAACCAAGGAAGATTTAAAAATCACCATTAAAGATGGTATAATTAAAATTTCTTATTCAAAAGAAGAAAAGAGTGAAACGTCCCACTTTGTGAATAGTTTCACCAAATCTTACTCATTACCTGATGACGTTAAAGAAAAAGATGTTGAGGGTAAGGTTGAAAATGGAATTTTAGAACTAACGTTACCGATTGATAAAAAGAAGCCGTTAGAAAGAATTATATCTCTTAATTAATAAAGACCCCCAATTATGGGGGTTTTTTATTATTTACCAATATTTATATAGAAATATAGAATATTATGGGAAGAATATTAAGATTGACCGAATCTGAATTAACTAAAATGATACAAGAAATGATAGACGCAAATGAAATGGCGTTATCACATCAAGATTTCCAAACATCGGAAGATTTATCTGATTTAAGAGCGGCAATCGAATCTAACAAAATTGTAAGTGTTGCGTTTGTTAAAAAAGATGGTACCGTTAGACATATGGCGATTAAGAAATATCTAAGTTCATATGAGTCTAGTGACAAACCAAAATCTGAAAAACAAATTAATATAGATTCAAATAACGATATGAAAACCGTTGTAGATATTAATTCATACATCAAATTAGTAAAAGGTGGTATGGAAAAAAGTGAAGCCTCGGCTAAATCATTCAGAAGAGTATTATTAGCTAATGTTTTAGGTTTCTTGGTTGGGGGTAAATTCAAAGATTTACGTCAAGAGAACAACATTCAAGAGAGATATGGAGAAGAAGTTTTCAATTCATTAACTAAATCAATGGTAAGAGCGATGGACGCTGAACAAAATCAACAAGACGCTGATTTACAGGAATGTATGAAATAATCAAGAAATTATTGAAAATATATAGACCCCTCACAAACGAGGGGTTTTTTATTTGATATTTATTTAGTATATTCTTATAAAAACATAAAACTATGGGTATTATATCAGAATCGATTAATGGTAACTTGATTGAAGTTACAATTAAATCATCAAACTTACAGAGTGCAACATATTTCACTGAAGAAGAGAAATTATCGGTAACTTTTAATAATGGATCTATTTATGAATACGAAAAGATTCCTTGGGCTAAGTTCACTAAATTTAGAATGGCCGAATCCCAGGGGAAGTATTTTAATCAGGAGATATCCAAAACACACAAATTTACCAAAGTAAAATGAGTTTATTTGAAGAACTAGTTGAGTACACTAAAGATGACGAAAAGATAGTTAAATCTTTTGAAACCAAAGACACTTTGTCAAATGAAATTTTTGACGAATCAAAGGATGGTTTCAAAATGAAAGAAGTCGTTAGAAAACGTTTGCTTGAGATTGCTGACGATTTTGTTGAATCTTTTGGTATTGAATTCTTTATTCACGACATAGTATTGACTGGTTCTTTATCAAATTACAATTGGTCGGAATTTTCTGATGTCGATTTACACGTATTAATAGATATGGGTGAAATAGATGGTGATAACGATTCACCCATTCTACAGACAATCATTAAAGAATTTTTCGATGCTAAAAAGAATGTTTGGAATGAGAAACACGACATCAAGATTAAAGGTTTTGATGTGGAAGTTTATGTTCAAGATGTGGAGGAACCGCACATTTCTTCGGGTGTTTATTCTATTTTACACGATAAGTGGGAAATTGAACCTAAAAAGGAAACACCTAACATTGACGATAGAAAAATATTGGAGAAGGGTGAGGACTTTGCTAAGAAAATAGATCAATTGATTGATTTGGGACTTAGTAATGAAGTTTTACCTAAGATTGAATCGTTAAGAAAAAAATTAAAACAATTCAGACAAAGTGGTTTAGAGTCGGGTGGAGAGTATTCTTATGAGAATCTAACCTTTAAATTACTTAGAAGAAACGGATACATCGATAAGTTACTAAAACTAAAAACGGACATAACAGATAAGAAATTGTCCATAACACAATAGGGAACCTTATTTTTTTCTATATATCTATGTATTTATAGGATAAGAATAAGTATATCTTAATTAATATCAAAATGGCAGAATTTAAATCACTTGGAAGTGAGAAATTAAACGGGGATGACAAATTAAAAAGAATCCTCGAATTAACTTACTATAAGAACGCAAATAATAACCAACAATCAAAATCAACAGAATTAGTTTCAGAAGCTAAGAATGGTGGTGGAGTATATGGTATCGTTAGAGAAAAAGACGGATACTATGTTAAAAGAGGATTAAACGAATCGTCACTCGATTATATCGGTGGTATGTTTATGAAGAATAAAAACAAATTTTCTTCATACGCTGAAGCGTTAAAAAGACTTGAATTGGTTAAGGGTCAAGAAGAACTACAAGAAGCAACAAAATATGTTTTAAAACAAAACAAACCTCAAGAAGAGATGCCCGCTCCTGAAGCTATGGATGCACCAGCACCTGTTGCTGAACCATCTTCAGATATGCCAGCTCCTGATATGGAGGCACCTGCCGCTGAACCATCTTCAGATATGCCAGCTCCTGATATGGAGGCTCCAGATACTGAAGTTCCATCGGACGATATGGGTGGTGAAGATATGGGTGGTGAAACAAGTTCGGAAGGAAAACCTTCTGATTATATGGCTGAAGTACAAAAATTTGCAGGTAAACTTGGTCAAGAATTAAGAGATCAAAAAGAAAAAATGGAGAGTGATGATATTAAGTATGTTCTTAATATGATTATATCCGCAGTTGATTTAGATAAACTTGAAGAAGAGGATATCGAAGAGATTTCTAAGAAATTTGAAAGAGATGAAGATTTTGGTGATGATGAGGAAATTCCAGCTGAAGAACCTGAAATGGGTGATGATGAAGAAGTTCCAACTGAAGAACCTACATCTGATGAGGATATTGATGAAGAATTATCAATGGCGAGACTAACAGGTGAATATGAACCAATGGACGCTTTAGAATCATTTATTAATACACCCGTTGAAACTGGTGAAATTGATTTATCAAAATATGCGGATATTGATGAAGAATCTGATGATATTCAAGAAATTGATATGGATAAAATCAAAAATGAAATTAATCAAAGTGTTGGTGAAACACTAAGCAAATATTTCAAATAAAATGAATCTAATCTATGTCAATGAAATTGGTTCAGATTATAAAGGTCAAAAACAGTACGAATTTATCTTTAGTTCATCAACTGAAATTGACATAGAGGAATGGTTTGTTATACCGGCCTCAGCAACATCTGGATCTAAATCACCTGAAATAGAATATGTGGACTTAGTTGGTCTATTAAAAAATACCGATTTAAAATTAGAATTAGTTCAAGACTCCGATTATTTCGGAGTTATTGATGCTGTAGATGGTGTAGTTGCATTGGCTTGGGAGAAATTTGATTTTGAATCTGAGTTCGATAGACTTACATTTAAGTTTGGAGAATCTTTGGAATCTGTTTCTAAAAAACTAAAACAAAGAGATTATCAATTATTAAAAGAAGAGATAAAATTCAAAGAATTATGAAAAGAAATGAAATTATTCAATCCTTATTAAAAGAAGGATTTTCAGAAAAAACACTAGTTAATTTTAGTGATAGACAACTTGCAACATTTGCAAGTAGAATATTAGGTGAGGCAGATATAATGATATCAAAAAAAGATCCATTAGTTAATCAAAAGATTAAAGATGCTAAAGATAAAAACCAATCTATTGAAACATACGAAGAGGAAATGAAAGAAGAATTAAAGGGTAATCAGAAAAAATTGGATAAGAACCACAATGGTGAGATAGATGCTCAAGATTTCAAAATTTTAAAAGGTCAAAAAAAGAAAGATTCTAATAAAAAAGACAAAAAGGAAAATATAAAAGAGTGGGTATCTTCTGTTACTAACAAAAATTTTCATAGTTTTACATCTAAAAATGAAATTATGGAAATGATTCAATTTAAATTACAAGAAGCTGGACCTAATGTTAAAGTAGGACACAATGGTACTCCTGAGTTTATGACTTACGAAGCTGCACCTGAACCATCTAAACCTGGTACCGATGCACCTGTTAGAGAGAAACCAACAACAAAACCTGGTAAACCAAAAAGAGAAAATCCTTTTGAACCAAAACATAATCCAAAACCAAAAGCTGAAGGAGAAGAGGGATTACCTGAATTCTTAAAGTTTGATAAATTAGGAATTAAGTTCAAAAACTCAAAATAATTATGTTTTCTAAGAAAAAATTGTTACATTTGATCGAACGAAATCTTATAGAGATGCCATTAGACTACGGTAACAATCCAGAAAGAATTAATCCTGATATAGCAGCAAAGCTAGCGGATAAAGAACATACATATAAAGATAACCCAGGCATTCCACAAGAAAAACCTGAAGGTTTACCTTCTAACTTTGAAGAGTTAATCGCATCAAAACGTTTTATTGATACAGTTCAAAAGGTAAAACATTATACTGGTTTCCAAGGTAATGTTACCGACCAAAATGCGTTCGCTCAATTATCTATGGCAGCTCGTCAGAATATGATGGACATTATGCAGTTCGAAAGAACATATAAACAAGAATTAGAACAATTAGCCGTTGAATTAGTTAAGAAAGAATTGGCAATACCGGAAGGGTCATTACAATTTGACGCTCTATTAGTTGGTATTGGTGAAATAGACAATTCTGGTTTTTCACAAGAAGAAGAAAATCCAACTGATGAAGAAGTTGAAGAACAATTTGGTGTAGACTCTGAAGAAGCTGGTGAAGATATTGAACAAACTATAAACGCTTTCGATAAATTTAATGATGAAGTTGCAAAACGAAGATTATTAAATGCATTGATTCAAGGTTCAGCAAAAAAAGGTCATTATATGTTTGAGTTAGTTAATACACGACTTGAACAAATGAGTACTGGAATTATAAGAAAGTATGGTGTGTTAATGTCAATTAACGACTTACTTTATTGGATATACCCTGATGATGCATTAATGAGTGCGGGTCAAGGAGGTGGTTTTGCGGGTAAAGAAGAACTTGATACCGAAACTAACCCACCAACTGTTAAAGCAAGAGGTGTATTTTTCCCTGTATTAGTTCACGAATTAATTAAAGGAACAATGGAGGTTTTGGCAACTCAAGGTTTACCTGATGATCCAAAATCAGCCGAAATGGTTATGAATAAAACCGACACTTTACCTGCAGAAATGTGGGACGTTAGATTCGGTCCAGTTATCTGGGAAAAATTCATCGAATCCTATCCTGATAAATTATTTGAAGACGATAAGAAGCATTTGGCAAATTATTTAATATCAAGATTTTCATCATTAACTACCGAAGAATTTTTTAAACTTACAAAGTTAATAATGAGAGGTGATAGATTAGGTAAAGAGATTATCGCAAGAATGGTTCAAGACATTGAAGAATCATTAAGAAATGAGGATTGGGAGGAAGAAGAATATAATATGGAATATGGTGACGAAGGTGGAGACGGGGATAATTTAGATGATTTACTTGGATCTCTTGGGATAAGGTTACCTGAAGACGAATAATACAAAGGTGGTAAGTTTTACCACCTTTTTTTGTATTTATATATATGAATAGTAGAGCAGAACAATTATTAGAATACGCAAAAATTATAAAGGACACTCCTTATGCACTGAGAACCTATCTACAAACGTATGATAACACTCAGAAGAAGTATGTACCTATGGATTTATTTCCTGACCAAATACAATTGATTCAGGACTACGAAGACTACAACGAAAATATCACTAAAAAATATAGACAAGCGGGGGTAACAACAGTAACCGCGGCTTGGTTATCAAAAAAGTTACAGTTAGCAAAACCTGAGAATCCTGAAAGAATTCTTATCATTGCAAACAAACGTGATACAGCAATTGAGATGGCTAATAAAGTTAGACACTTCATTGACCAATGGCCTGAATGGATAAATGTTGGGTTTTCGCCCGATAAGAACTCAGAAAGTAGATTTAGATTAAATAACGGTTCAGAAGTTAAAGCGGTTGCAACATCTGCGGATGCTCTTCGTGGTTTTACACCAACTGTACTTGTTTTTGATGAGGCGGCTTATATCGAAGCTGGTGATGATTTTTGGGCAGCATCTATGGCATCCCTATCAACGGGTGGTAAGATTATTCTTATCTCAACTCCAAATGGATATGACCAAATTTACTATGGTGTTTATGACCAAGCTTTAAGAGGTATCAATGACTTCCATATAACCGATTTAAGGTGGTTTAAAGACCCAAGATATACCAAAGACTTAAGATGGGTTAAATGTAGTGACATATGTCATTATATGTTGAATAGGGAACAATATAACGATGATGAAGTTGTTCTTAATGACTTCGATATGAGTAACTACCGAGAATTAGAAGAACAAGGTTATAAACCGTTCTCTTCTTGGTTTGAATCAATGTCTAAGAAATTTAAATACGATAGACGTAAGATTGCTCAGGAGTTAGAATGTGACTTTTTAGGTTCTGGAGATGGAGTTATTCCTGGAGACATTCAAGAAAATATTGCCAAGAATATGATTAGAGTTCCGATTGAAAAGTATATGCAAGGAACGTTTTGGCAATGGAAAGAACCAATTAATGGTCATAGATACATTATGGGTGTTGACGTTAGTAGGGGTGATAGTGAGGATTTTTCATCAATTAACATTATAGATTTTGACGATAGAGAACAGGTTGCCGAATATATTGGTAAAATACCACCCGATGATTTAGCTTCGGTAGCTTATAAATGGGGGATATTATACGGTAACGCCTTTATAGTAATTGATATTACGGGAGGTATGGGGGTTGCAACATCAAGAAAATTACAAGAATTAAATTATAAAAACCTTTATATTGATGGGATTAATACTCAGAATATTTGGGAGTATAATAAAAAGGCGTTAGATAAGATTCCTGGGTTAAACTTCAACAATAAAAGAACTCAAATTGTTGCAGCGTTTGAAGAAGCGTTAAGAAAGGGGTTTTTAGTTAGGTCAAATAGATTATTAAACGAACTTAATACATTTGTTTATATGAATGGAAGACCAGACCATATGAAAGGTTCTCACGATGATGCCATTATGAGTCTATCAATGGCCCTATATTCAGGTGATATTTGTTTTAATCAACTTGAAAAAACAGAAAACGCCAACAAAGCAATGTTAGAGTCTTGGACTATGTCAGAAAGAACATATGAGGTTAATAAAACACACTATTCATATGGTACATCTTTAGACCCGATCGGGGCGATGGCCACCGACCCAAGTTTTTTCCATAAGGATAATCCCCATAACGTACCAAAAGATATGTACAAAGAGTTCTCTTGGTTGTTCGGAAAAAGTAAATAACATTTCCTAATTAAATAAAAAGGTTTATATTATAAAGAAAACTATTTATATACGATGGCAGAGAATAATAACACAGTCTTTCAGAAATTAACAAGGATGTTCGGTTACCCTAATCAGGTAAAAAAAGACCAGATACCTTCATTTAATTTCTCTAAAGACCAAATACTAAACACGGACAATAGAGAAGAGTACGAAAAGGCAATGTTGCAAGCTCAACAAAGTCAATACGTTGCAGATAAGTGGTCTAAATTAGATCAATCTCTATATAACCAATCGGTTTATTATGAACCAAATAGATTGGCCGCAACATATGATTATGAATCTATGGAGTTTACTCCAGAAATTTCAGCGGCGTTAGACATCTACGCAGAAGAATCTACAACACTTTCAGAAAAGGGTGAAATATTAACAATCTTTTCTGAATCGGATAGAGTTAAAACAATATTAGAAGATTTATTTATCAACAAATTAGATGTAAACACTAACCTACAAATGTGGGCTAGAGGTTTATGTAAGTATGGTGATGATTTTGTGTATTTAAAAATTGATCCTGAAAAAGGTATCATTGGTGTACAACAATTACCAAACATTGAAATAGAAAGAATTGAAGGGTCGGCATCTAAAAACCCAGGGCAAATGTCAGATGCTAAGTTACCAACAAGAGAACTACGTTTTACTTGGAAAAATAAAGATATGGAATTCCAAGCTTGGGAGATTGCTCACTTTAGATTATTAGGTGACGATAGAAAACTTCCTTATGGAACATCTATGTTAGATAAGATTAGAAGAATTTGGAAACAACTATTACTTGCTGAAGATGCTATGTTAATCTATAGAACTTCAAGAGCACCTGAAAGACGTGTATTCAAAGTATTTGTAGGTAATATGGATGATAAAGATATTGAACCATATGTACAACGTGTAGCAAGTAAATTTAAAAGAGATGCTATTGCTGATCCACGTAATGGTAATGTCGATATGAGATATAACCAAATGGCCGTAGATCAGGATTATTTTATTCCTGTACGTGATCCCGCACAAACAAGTCCGATTGAAACATTACCTGGAGCACAAAACTTAGGTGAAATTGCGGATATTGAATATATTCAAAAGAAACTATTAGCCGCGTTACGTATTCCAAAAGCGTTCTTAGGATTTGAAGAAGTTGTAGGTGAAGGTAAAACTTTAGCATTGATGGATATTCGTTTTGCTAGAACAATTAATAGAATTCAAAAATCATTAATTCAAGAATTAAATAAAATTGCTTTAGTTCATTTATACCTTATGGGTTTAGAAGATGAATTAAATAATTTTACATTATCATTAACGAACCCATCGGCACAATCTGATTTATTACGTATAGAACAATGGAAAGAAAAGGTTACTCTTTATAAAGACGCAACCTCAGATCAATCACAAGTTGGTATCTTACCTGTTTCACATACTTGGGCTAAAAAGAACATACTTGGATTTAGTGATTCTGAAGTTATTCTTGATTTACAACAACAACGTTTAGAAAGAGCAATGGGATTTGAATTAACAAATACCCAAAATGTAATTAAACGTTCAGGAGTATTTGATGAAGTGGATTCTAAATATGGTATTCCAGAAGAGGAAAGAAAGGCGGCTGAAGCTGCGGGAGCAGCTGGTGAAGCTCCTGCGGGAGGTGGAATGGATATGGGTGGAGGTGCTCCACCACCAGCTGATACAGGAGGAGAAGCGCCTCTTAGTGAATCAAAATCTAAGAAATCAAAAATATTAGGGATGTTAGGTGACGAAAGTTTATCAATTAATGATTTATTTGATATGGATAAGGCGAAACGTAATATTTATGAAATAGAAACAAAAATAAAAGACATATTAAACGACTAACAATGAACAAATTCGGGGAATTAAAATCCAAAATGTTGACAAAATTAACTGAGTCTTATTCTAAAGAAAATAAGACTGAAGTTAAAGATATATTACAAACAATTAAAGAAAACAAAGCATTTAAAGAAATGTATTTGTTTTATGAAGAAATTGAGAACAAATACTTTGATGACAAAGAGATTGCAAAATTATATGTTGAGGGTTTAAATACGTATTTTGGTCAACCAATGGGTAATTGGAACGATTTAAATGTGTTTTGTGAATCATTAAACAAAAAATTGGGTTTGGTTGAAATCACATCAAATGAATTATATGAATCTTTAGATGTCTTATCTGAAAAAGATTCATTATCAAATATTGAAAAGAAGGTTATTGCAAAAAAGAAATTAGTAGAACATTTAACAACAAAGAAAGAAGTAAACGAATCTAAACAAGTGACTTACTCTCAAAATGAAAATTTACTGCACGCAGTATTAGCTAATAATTTTAACGTATTATACAGTAACAATTTAAACGAATTTCAACAAACAGAATTAAAAACTATTCTTTCAATTTCAAATGAAGATTTAGTTTCTAAAACTACAGAATTAAAAGAATCCATTCTTAATAGAGTTGGTTCACTTTTAAGTGAATCTAATGACAATGACTTAACTACTAAATTAAGTAAAGTAAAGGATGAGGTTCAAGATATGGGTTTATCCAAATATAATTATTATCGACTTACTCAACTTAAAAATGGTCTTGTTTAATCAAGACCATTTTTAATTTGTTGAATATACGTCGCCTTTAAACGTTGAGTTCTTTTTACAACGGAGGGTTTAACAAATTCTTGTCTTTCTCTTAACTCTTGAATTTGTTTGGTATTACGTACCTTGTTTTTATACAGCTTTAGAGCTCCCTCGATTCCCTTATTACTGTCTACTTTAATATATAACATATCTATAATTATATCACAAATATACTAAATGTTTTTTGGTATTTCAAATATTTTAGTTTATATTTTTTTAACACCATAAATAAAAATAATATGAAAATATAAATGAAAACAGGAAAGTATATCTCCCTTGGAGAATACAATGAAGTAAAAATAGGATACGGAACCGTAGACTTTAAAAACTTAAAAACAATTTACTTAAAACTAAATGCTTGGGTAGAACCAAATAACGATACCGATGATTTTGATTATCTGATTAATAAAACTAGAAGGGGAATTAAAGAAATAATTTATAATTTAAAAAATGAAAATTTCAAACCTCAATCTATTGTAGATTTAGATATTAGAACAAAGGGTATAAAATTAAATAAAAGGTCATTTATGAACCTTGAGGTTACATTATATGTAGATAATTTCTTCGATGTTAAGTCTAAACACATTAAATTATCAGTTAAAGAGATTATAAAATCCATCATTGACGATAGGTTATGTAATAAAAATCTCTTTAACTTCTACAAAAACAAGAAATAACTTATATATCGTTGTATTTATAGTATTAATAGAAACTATAAATGAAGATATTAGGTCCTAATGAGACGGGGAGAGGAATATTAATCGAATACGATGCTGGACACGTTTCCCCCGAAGACAACAAAAAAATTATATCGGAGATGAAGGATATGGACTTTTCACAAGACCTTATCCTTTATGCCGTTTTGCAAAAATACGATACACCCAACAAAAACGGGAGAATCTATCCCGAAGTCATTCTTAAGAGAGAAGACCAAAAATATCAACAACTTATTAAAAAAGGTGGAGCCCTTAACGAATTAAACCACCCATCCTCATCACTTATTGATTTAGATAGAGTTTCACACTCTATTCTTGAGACTTGGTGGGAAGGAAAAATGTTAATGGGTAAAATAAAATTATTCACTTCTCCAGGTTGGAGAAAGATGGGTATTGTATCTACTAAAGGAGACCAAGCTGCGATGTTAATTATGAACGGAGCAACTCTTGGTATATCTTCTCGTGGGGTGGGATCATTAAAGAACGT